TGTGTCAATTCCCCTGCCTTCCAAAAGGGATTTTGTGATTGCTGCTTCAGTATCAAAATACAAACAGTATCCAGTAGGATTATTATCAAGGAAATTCTTAACGACGGCAAGACTGAAGAAAGTCTTTCCAGTAGAAGTTTCCCCTGCAATTGCAGTGATCTTGTTACCAGATACACCACCAAAGATACTACCAGATATAAGAGCGTTAAAAATGTAGCTGCCAGTATCCACATAAGTTTCAGTTTCATCAATTTCTGATGCCAGTTGCGTGTATTCTCCTCCAATTTCTTTTACAATATCTTTTAAAAAGTCCATAGTTTTTTATACAAAAAATGATTCTAATGTTGTACGTTCTCTGTAATCCCATCCAATACAACTAAGAATGGATTTAAGTGGATCTAGAAATGATTTTTCAAATTGCAACTCATAATCAATGTAAGGTGTTACTCCAATCTCAACGGGAAATTTTTGAATAAATGAAATTACATTTTCATGAATTGGGTTTGGTTTTTTCAAATAGCAAAATTTCACCTTTTCTCCATTATGAATCAAAGCGTACTTTTTGTCAAGCCCACCCTGTTTAATGTAATGATTATATAGAAGTGCCCCACGAACATGAATCGGAGTTCCTTTTGAGTAAATTTGATTTATGCTTCTATACTTCACAACATCTGATACAGATCTTGGAAATGAAATTTCTTCGGGAGTGAGATTTATAAATTCACTTTTGCATTTAGAAATAAATTTAATCATGTCACTTTCAGTGCCTATCATAATAACTTTAAGTGCATCTTTAATCATCTGACGGCATGATGCTGGAGTTGAAGATTTAACTGCCTCAATACCCATCATTTTTAGTTTAGGTTCATTATAACGAACACCTTCACTGTCATACACATTAAGAATATATCTCTTCTTGGCAATCCAAATTCCACGATCAGCAATACATTCACGTTTCATTTGCATTTTTTGCTGATATGCATTTAAATATTTTGCCAATTCTTCATAAGAACTTTCAATATACTTTTCAAGTTCTACCTTACAGATCTTATCGAGAAACGAAACAACGCTATTATTAGTTTTTTCTTTTCCTTGATATACTTTTTCAACCAAAGGCCCCATATGAAGATAGACAGAATCAGTATCAGAAGCAATAACATAATCAACATCTTCAGTTTTGAGAATTCTATTCATATACTTATTAAGTTTTGCTTCAATCCAACGAATTGCAACTTGACCAGATGTTGTAATTGCCTCAGCATTTTCTAATTTATAGTATCTGAAGTATTGATTACCTACAGCACCATAAGCAGAATTTAATTGAATTTTCTTTGCTAATTGAAAAATCTTTGCTTTAGCAATAGTATTTTTTAATTTTGGATTTTTAGTATTTTCATATTCCTGCTCAGTGGCAAGTTGTAATTTTTTCCAATTTACACGTTCATCATATTTTGATTGCATAAGTTGAGGGAGAAATCCATAAACATCTTTCCGATACATTGCTCCATTAGGACATATAGAATAGTCTTCTTCTATATCAAAATTAAAGGTTTGATTTAAAACACTGTTGACTGAAATTGAATGATGTTTTTCATTCACAAGTGTTTCCGGACTTATGTTGAATTCCATAATAAGATGAGGATACAGTGAATTTAAATCGAAGTTTACAACCCAATTATAAATTCCTGGAACTGGTTCTTTTACATAAGCTCCTTCATACTTATCATCTTTAGATGTATCTTCTTTGGGAGGAATAACAATATTTTTCTTCTTCAAATAATTGTATATAATAGCATCCCAAGTTCTCACTTGATAGAATACATCATTGAAATTGACTTTAGCGTCAAATGCCATTGTAATAGCAAGTTCAATAAGTTTCATTTTATCTTCAAGACGATCTACAAGTTGCACGTCCTTAATATTGTATTCAATATACTTTTGCCAATCTTTGGTATAAAACTCTTTGAAAGTTTCATACTCAGTGTGATCTAATTTTTTCTCACCAAGTTCAACAAATGCAATGTGATCCAAAGAATATCTTTCTTGATTGATATAAGTAAACTTCTTATACAATTCAAGATAATCTAGAATAGTAATTCCACCAATATCACATATAATATGGCTTTGTCCTTTAATATACTTTTCATCCTGAGTAACAAGTTTCCAAGGAGAAATTCTTTTCATTTCCCTAGTACCCAGAACTTTCTCAAGTCTGCCAATTACATATGGAATATCATAAAGAGAACAGTTCCATCCAGTAATTACTTCTGGGGGATTTTTTTCCAACCATAATAACAATTTATTTAATAATTCTTTTTCATTCCAGCATTCAAAATATTGAATATTAGGATCTGTATTATTAAATTGACCAATTCCCCAAGTAAATATTTTTTTAGTATTATAATCTTGAATGGTTACAGCAAGAATTTCTTCAATACATTCTTTTACAGTAGGAAATCCATTTTCAGAAGCAACCTCAATATCAATAGTCACAAGTTTAATTTTACTTAAATCAAACTTAATTTCATCTTCAGGATATTGATCAGAAATATATTGGTATATGTATCTACTATTTCCATAGATGTTAAAGTTTTCCACATCCTTATATTTTTTATAAAACTCTCTACAGTCTTTTACAGAACCAGGTTGAATTGGTTCTACATAGTGACCCTCAAGAGTTTTATATTCGGTTTTATTATTTGAAGGTAAAAAAAGAGTTGGTGAATATTTTTCCCTATTAATAAAATGTGTGCCATTATCATATCCACGAACCAGAAAGTCATCGCCAACCATCTGAACATTAGTATAAAATCTCAAATTAAATTACTCCGTTGCTTGGATGTATGCTTCCAAAAGTTCTGGTTTTGGTTCTACTATTGTAACAATATACTCAGAGAAAATTAAAATTTCGTCATCATTCGTAAACTCCTTCCAAGGATAAATTTCATATTTGCATTGAGGTAAACTGTTTCCAATTTTTACAGTAGGCGCATCTTCAAATGAAGTAACCTCTGAACGATTCTTAAAATCAAATGTAGTATCAATTTGATAAGGTTTAATTAATTTACAATTAGGTAAATTCAATTCATAATCAATTGTTAATTCCTGAACCTCAGTTATCAACCAATAATGATTCCTCAGCAAGATACACTTTGTTACTTTCTCTGGATTCTCCTCCAGTTCCTCCATCATATCGATCATTTCCTCGTCCATCTTTTTTCTCCAAATAGGAATTTATAATATCTGAATGTGCATTATAATGGGTTACAACCCAATCTGTGGGAATAAAAAATTCCTTATCAGTGGACAAAGGAGCCCAAGGATAATATAATACAGAAACCCCAGATCGTTTTTCTTGATCACTCTCTAATAAAAGATTCGGTTCTGTTATTTTTACAACATAAGGTTTTGTAAGTTTGTACGCAACTACCTTATCTAATCCATTTTCGTCGGGCAGTATTACTTCATGAACATCTGAAATAATGTCTTCTCCAGACTTGAGCATAGTAATCTTAATAGTCATAATTTTCTAGAGATAAACTCCGATCTTCTATTTTTGTAATGTAACTTGATAATTTTTCAAGATATCCTCTATTTCGCAATTCTTTGAATACTAAATTTTCAATAGAAAATTCACCACCTTTACGAATTGCTGATGAACGCATCTCTCTAATTTTTTCCTTTAATTTTTTGAATTCATCTAAGTCATCTGATTTGTTGAGGATAAGGAAATCTATCTTATCCATCATAGCACGAGTCTTTCCTTTTAACAAGGTTTTGTCAATTTGAGTTGATAATTTCCTTGGAAGAACTAACCATTTACTATATTTCACAGAATACACGCCTTGATTTGTTGGCCTTTTCAGACCCTCTTCTTCAGCATATAATTCTACATCATGATTATAAATTTTAATATCATGAGTTAATGCCCACAGTTGTTTTTTATCTTTTAAGAATTCATCTATAAGATCTGGACAATCTGGAAGTTTACTTTTATCTAATACTAAATGAAGATCTATATCAGAAAATTCTGTATAGTTATAATTAGCATTACCACCTACAAAAATTATATCTCTAATTGATGATTCGGGAATTTTAGAAAATTTTGCCCACTCCCTTGCAATTTGAATTAATCTCATTCTAACTTTGGAATCTAATTTAGTATTAGACCAAAATTTAGGATTAAGTTTATTGTGATATTTGTAAGTGAGTTTTTGATCAACAAACTCCTGTAAATACATTTTAGTTAGATTTAGGAAAAGGGGGAACATTGATGATTCTGACCATCTGTTCCCCACAGCAACGATAGTTTAGCTCATTATTATTTATAGATAATCTTTTCTCTTATGTGATTCTGGAACTATTCTTCCTAAAATTACTGTAAGTAATCCATCTTCAAAGTTTACAGAAGAGACTTCTGTATCATCAGCAAGAGACCAGGTTTTAGTAAAACTTCTTTGAGCTAAACCTTTATGTAGATAATTTGTTTCAGTTTCTTTATCTTCTTTTTGTCCTTCAATAAAAAGTTTTCCATCTTGTGTATAAACAAGTACTTCTTTTTTAGCAAACCCAACAAGTGCAAGTTCTAAACGTGACTCTATACTATTAATTTGAACTAAATTATATGGAGGATAATTCGAAGTTGTTTCATGAAGGTTAAATAGACGATCAAAATATTCGTCCATTCCAATACTATTGCGATTAATCCTATCCATCAGGGCAGGAAGATCAGCAGATGTGTACCTAGAAAGATTAATCATTTTTGCTCCTTAAAAAGCGAGAGTTTATATCATCAAACCCGAAGCATTTGATAACGTAGTATATATTAATTTAATACAAAAAAACGGAGTGTGGAACTCCGTATATTTTTATTCAATTTCTTCAACAACAGTTTTCTTTTTTCCAATATTATACTTAGGTTCAAGGATCCAATCAACTTTATCCTTAAAAGAAAGAACTTTTATTTGATTGAGAGGAGCGAGATCTTGAATTTTTGATATATCAACAGGAGTGACTAATCCCCAATCAGCAATCAATTGAGTAATTGTGTTTCTTCTTTGAACATCATTAACAGTTAAGTTTGTATGTTTACCATCCAGAGCAAACAATTCTTTAAAATGTACAATATAGTATTTACCTTGTTTATGTAAAATATGACAAGATTGATATAGTTTTTTTTCTTTTCGAGATGCTACACCAATACGAGTAAGAGTTTCCCTAACTTTTAAAAAATCGTCAGGCTCGTTTAACATTATTTGAACCATTTGGTCTTGAGACCAGTTAACTAAAGATTCAATCACCACACTCATTTTATACCTCCAGTATCCAATTTGGATTTAATGTTTTCTAGTTGTTCTCTATTTAGAATATTCAAAACTTGTTTTGCTTTTTCATTACTATAGTTATAGTAAGATTTCACTAATTCAAGGTCTTTGATTTTTTCTTTATGCATCCAAGGAGAAAATCTTTTCTTAGATCTAATAGTATTTAGATAAAAATCATACTGTAATTTTTTGTCTAAATGTGGATTCATATTCATTTCATTTGAATACATAATAGTTTCAACAAATCCAGACATACATCGATTAATAATATATGGAGGATATTCTTTTTCAGATTCTAAATCCTCCTGAATTATATTAATTTTAGATTGATTTATCGATGTCATCCAATCCTTTAATTCATAAGTCATCGTATAATCTCCAAGTCCTTTCCAAGTTCCCAAAGTTCAAGTTCTGTTCTAAGTTTGTTGTCTTGAAGCAACTTTTCATACCTTCGTGTTGCCTTGACTCTCCACCATTCAATTACGTCTTCAGGTTCATATCCAAATTTTGAAAGGTAATACCTTTTCTTTTCAGTAAGAGACTTTGCATGTTCAATACATTTTTTAAATTCATTTATCTTTGATGTATCCTGAAGAGACTTTATGATTATTGAAATCATTTTAGTTTGAATCTTTAATTTCTTTGAAGATTTATCTGCAGAAATAAGACGCTCACCACCATTAGCGTTATTATTAAACCACCAAAACATTTCCCTAAAGTAATCATCATGAAATAGGGGAAGAAATTTACTTTCAGTATCACCTATATGTCGAATATAAGGTTTCAAACCATCATACATGGATACTCCCTTTGTTGTACCGTATAGTGAAGTGGTTTCAAAGTAATGTAAATCAGTTCCATACTTTACATCAAATTGTCTTTTAAGTTCATTAGAAGATGCTAATAGTGCTAGAAGTTTTCCACCAAGATAATTGTATCCGAATGGTTGTACTGGAACAATGTTAAATCCCATTACAAATTCTTTATTAATTACTTCAAGAGGAAGAACTTCCCCAAAGTATTCATTTCTTGGTTTGGAATTAATTGTAGGAGAACCAAACCTAATTACACCTATTATTTTATCAGTAGTATCTTCAGTAACAATCCATTTTATCGTTCTTCCAGGAATTGCTTCTTCAATTGCATTAGATGCAGTTAAATTAAGAATTTCAGAATATAGATTTTGATTGTATTTAGATTTTGGTTTTGGACTTGTATCCACTAAATGGATAGAAAATATCATCTCTTTAGGTGAAATATTAAAATTAGAAAAAATTTCATTTTCAGGACCAAATAATTTACCAGGAGAGTTTATTAATCTGCTAGTTTTTACAAACCGCATGTAGTCATCAATACGATTAAATTTAGAATAATATTGTATGAATTGATCTGCTGCCCATATAGAATTTTCAGGTGATAACATAATTACTCAACTACACTCTATACTTCTAGACTCATAACAAAATGTTACATCATCATTAGTCATTGGAGTCACAATATATTGTTGTTCATATTCTAGCAGATTTTTAGGGGTGTCAATCATATTAGTGTCTAAAGGAACTGTTTCCGACCATCTACCATTTTTATTTGGTCTAAAATAAAGGTTGATATCCAAATGATTATATTTTTTATTAGTTGGTACATAAATTTTATATTCGTTTCCATTATTTTCAGTGAGGGCAGAAAGAGCAAAGTTTTCTTCTTGAGTTACCAATATAGTTTTACAAGATTCCCAGAATATATTTTCAAAATCAGAGTAATTTTTCAAATACTTATCTGGGTTATCCATAATCATTCTACCAATAAATTGAGGAGAAAGGCAATGATCATGTACAACCTTTTTCCCATTCTTTTTATTGGTTAATGCATGTTCACTTATGAGACCTGAAAAATTTGAAAGTCCACAATCAAAAACATTAATGTAATAGATTCTTGTGATTGGACGATAGAATTCTGGTTTACCCCAATTCTCAATATTTGCATTCAATGCATTAAAAGAAGTTTTGCAATATGCTTTCCAATCTTTTTTAATTTTCGTTTTCATTTAAATTCACACTCACACATTATTTCAGTTAATGCTGCTAACAAGTTAATTTCCTGGTCAGCCACAAACGCACTTTGGTATTGATACTTTGCAATAATAAGAACGGAAGCAGGAATAGATGTAGGTACAAGACAATTAAAACATGAATCATAAATTTCACGAAGTAGACTAGAAGTATCGTTATCTAAATTAGAAACTACCCACTTTCTAACTTCAGTAAACTTCTTTTCTTTAAGTGATTTAATAAGATCATTAGTATTTACTTTTAAAAATTCGGAAAGTATTTCTGCATCAATTTTTCCACTAGATGAATATCTTTGACATTCATTTAATATTCTTCTAAAATCAGGAAAATGTTTTGTAATTAAAGTGGCAATAACTTGCTTATTATATTGGATATTTTCTGCGTCCAAAATATTTTGCAAACGTTTGAAAAACGATTCTGCCAACTCAATTTTGTGTTTTCCTTTAATGCCAAATTCAATAACTGCACATCGGGAATGAATTGGTTGAATGATTTTGTTTTTATAGTTGCAGGTAAAGATGAATCTGCAATTGTTACTAAATTCCTCAATAAATGCCCGTAGTAAGAGTTGAACATCTGAGGTAGTATTATCTGCTTCGTCAATAATGATGACTTTGTGTTTAGCAGTTGAAGAAAGTGATAAGGTCGAAGCGAAGTTTTTTGCATAGTTTCTGACAGTATCAAGGAATCTACCTTCGTCGGATCCGTTAATGACATGATAATCTACCTCTAATTCATTACATAGTGCTTTTGCAATTGTTGTTTTACCAACTCCCGGTGGTCCAGAAAGGAGAAGATTAGGAATTTCTCCACTTTCAATAAATTCTTTAAAAGTTTGTTTGATATTTTGTGGAAGAATACAATCATCAATTACTTGAGGTCTATACTTTTCCACCCAAAGATATTCATTTATCATAATTTAATCAAATCAATGTTTATTTAAACTCAATTACAAAAAAATATTCATTCAAAAGTTGAGTTTGGTTCCAATGCAATATAATATACTAGGTTGCGACTAGAATTTGTGAATTTGGAAATACCTTTGTTAGAAATTATAACATCATACTTTCCAGGAATAATTTTTATATTCTCAACCTTAAAATTCATAGAAAATATTCTATCTGTAATCCCCACGTTAATCGAATATTCATTTGATGTTTTGTTTTCTTTATCCTTAACAACTAATCGAATTGTACTTCCATCTCCAATAGCGCAAAGATCTTGAACTTTATATGTAGAAGATGCTCGCAATAATTTTTGTAATTGTGAAGAATCAATTTGAAAACAAATGTCTTGACTTGGTAACTCCATAGGATTATCAGGTGGGCTGATAATTACAGTTGGACTTGAATAATAATATTTTGTTTTGTTATCAGAATTATCTTGAATCAAAACATATGAATCATGAGAAAAGTCTAATTGAGAATCTGGTTGAAGTTCCAATCCATTAATAAACTGACTCAAGTCATATATTGCAAATTGTTTAGGAAGTTCTTCTTCAATAACTGCTTCTGCCAAAATATTTTTCAATACAGACATAGTTCGAATTACATTACCTTTCTTAAACAATAAAGATTGATTAATTGTAGTGAAGTTTTTAAGAATATCAATAGTAGTTTTAGAAAATTTCATAGTAGTTTCAGATTTCATAATTAAAGTGAAAATTCACTGATTCCATTATCACGACGAGAATAATGTCCATCAAAGTGAAGTAGTAGCATAGAATAGTGAATGACTTTCATCAAGTCACGTTTATTTCTTCCGTTTTTTGCTCCATAACGAGATCCATATTTGAGAATGTTTGCCTGACAAAAATCTTGTGCTAGATCCTTTGCTGCCATCAAATCAATTGTTTGAATATCTTTATACTCTTGATTTTGTCCGCAGTAGTGACTACCATAAGTACTTGTTACATACTCAGAAACATCTTTAAGAATTTGTTCTTCATTATATTTCCAAAGATGGCATTTAAGATTAGGCATCAAATCAATATCATGTTCATTGTCATGATTTTTTTTATTTTCAAGTTCGTACATAGTATCGTAAAGTAAACTCCAGGAATTGACCAAAATAAAGGGAGGCATAATTACCTCCATCAACTATATCAGAAAGTCACTCTCTTGTCAATAAGACTCTTCCTGATCACTAGAATTGATGGTATCCTCTTCAGATGGCATTACGAAATCAACATCTACTTTGTCATACAGTTCTATAAAAGACTGTTTAGTTTCATCGTCAAAACGATTTACACATACTTTAATTGCTTTTGCTTTGTCTTGAAAAATACTGTAAGCATGGATAATGTGAACCAGACGACGAGTACTAATAATTTCTTCAATTCCACCGTCATGAAAAGTTTTACGGATAATGTCTGCCCAATCAACAAGACGTTTATAAAAATCACTTTCATCTAATCCCAAATTTAAAGCAATACCTTCTAAAATTTTCTGTTCAATTGCTGGAGAAGGATAATCTTGTTCAAAAGTTACAGGAAATCTTTCTAAAAAGGCTTCGTTAAGAATGTTAGTGCCAATGAAACGCCCATCATCAGAACCTCTACCTTTAGTATTAGCAGTAGCAATTACATTAAATCCTAAAGTAGGTTTTACGAATTGATTTATTTTTTTAAGAAATGTGCCTTTACCTTCCAGTACAGATTGTAAACAAAGAATTTTATTGGAGGCGAGATCAATTTCGTCCAATAATAAAATAGCACCACGTTTAAGCGCCTCTACTACAGGCCCATTATGCCAAACAGTTTCACCATTTATCAAACGAAAACCACCAATGAGATCATCTTCATCAGTTTCAATTGTAATGTTGACACGAATTAATTCGCGATTAAGTTGAGAACAAGCTTGCTCTACACTTAGCGTTTTACCATTACCCGAAAGACCCGTAATAAATATAGGATAAAAAATACGGGACTGAACAATTTTTTTAATATCATTAAAGTTACCAAACTTGACGAAGGTATCATCTTTATCAGGAATAAAATTTTGCTCTACTTTAGAGATAACTGCAGGTGCTTGGTAAGAGCGTTCAATTTCTTCAACTGATTCTTGAGTCACTTCTAAATTCCAACGACCACGAGATGTTTTAAATTGTTCTAAAAGATTAGTTACAATTGAATATGAAATACTTCTAGACGCACAAAATCCACGAATGTCACCAGTGGTAATATTTGCCCCAAATGAAGATTTAAGTTCCTGAATAACCTGTTCTGTGTTTATCATGATTTTGTGGAACTGGTTTGAATTTCAATGTTTACCTTGTTATATTACAAAAAAAACCTCCCTAATAGGGAGGTCTTGTGCCAGTTTGTAAAGTGGTTTTAAACACCTTTAACCTTATAACCCGATGCTCTAGCATCTGCGTCCATTTGACGTTTTCTAGCAAATTCATCCATTCTTTTTCGTCTATCACTTCTTGTATCATAGCTTGCTGACTTACCTGCCGCATAGGCATTATCATCGTCCTCAACAATACTCTGTCTCCACTCTTCACTCATATTTGCCATAATTACAAGTGCAGAATCTTCAGTATCAGCATAACCCTCGTCAATTATATGATGAAGAATTACATCATAAGAATCAAAAGATTCTGTAGTGTATTTTTTTCCTTGAAAATCAAATGTTTTTAATCCAGATTTTTTTGCAGAACTATATGATTTATCAAAAGCTTGGGATATAGTTCCAACTTTCCCAACACCAACTTTCCCAACACCAACTTTCTTATCACCAACTATCTTAGTACCAACTTTCTTAGGAACAACTTTCTTAGGACTAACATTCTTAGGATTAAGTATATTATCAGCAATAGGGGCCCCTATGGCGGCTCCCAGTCCTCCCGCTAGTGCCGTGGCAGCAGGACTCAAAGGAAATCCAGTCTTATTAGTTTTAAATAACTTTCCATAATTATTCTTTTTCATGCGCTCAGCACGAATAGCAAGACGAGTTGCTTCTTGAGATTTGTCGCTAAGTTCTTTAGATTTTTTACCAACTTGAACTGCTCTCCCAATAGGATCACCAACTCCTGGTGCTCCACTGGGTCTAGTAGGAGGATTAGTTCCTATGAGACCGCGTGTTCTATTCAAATCTCTAATTTCTTGTCTTCTGTTCATTAATCTTAAATATGTTCCAGGTTCCCTTGGAGCTGGAGCTGGAATTCTAGCAGCTCTTGCAGATCTGATTGAAGTTGATGCTGGAGCACCCCTTACAATAGTTTCTGCTCTTCTACCAAGTGCAGTTAACGAAGAAAGTCCTGCTTTAGTTCTTCCACCGGCACTTAGAGCATTAATAATTCCTCTAAGTGCCGCGTGTCTATTTTCTCCTAAAAACTCTAACGATTCATTTAAGTTTTCTATGTCATCAATTTGATAATGTTCTAAAATAGAAACTACAAAATCCTCAACAAGGTTTTCTACAACTAAAGATTCTGCATAATCTTCACATTCTTCTAAGGTATCAAATATATTTTCTAAAATACATAATTGTAAAACAGAATCATATAATTCTTGGCAATTATTTTGAGGTTCTGAGTATACATTAGAATATGCTTCAGATAGATATTTAATTTCTTTAGAATACATAATTGAAATTTAATTTTATACATTATTTATACTATGCAACAAGTTGAATAAATTCATTTAAAAACTTTTTATTCATTTTTTTAGAATTTAAAGATTTTTTAAAGGCATTTCTAATTGTAGATTTTGATGCATCTTCATCAACATTAAATTCAACCTCATTAGAAAGAACAGAGGAAGACATTCCAAAATATTTGTGATATCCAGATTCAGTTAAAATAATGCTACGTTCTTTTTTCCATTGAGTTTGATTTTTATCATAATTTTCTGAACTACTATTTGAACGAATAAAGTATCCAGAATCTCTATTTGCAATTATTCTAATTCCAATAAAGATTACTTTAGGGAATGTTTCTCTTAAATCATGTAAAAGAGTATTTGTAAAATTTTTGTCTATATTGTTAGTATTACTAAGAGGATAAACCATACCTGTTTTTCTATTACGAATAAAACAATTTTTATTTACACTTCGTAATCCCATATAAGGTTCACTCTCTAAATAATTACGATTAATTTGAACGTGGTAATTTAAAGCATTTGATTCACCATCAGTAAGAATAATGCAATGAGCTTTTTGAAGTTTGTTTTTAGTTTTAAATTCGGGAATGATTTGATGAAGAGATATTAAACTTTCATTTAAAGGAGTTCCAGATAAAGATAATTTATGAGGAATTGAATATCTAGAACATGATGTATTAATTTGAGATGAAATTCTAAAAATATTACACATTTGCATGTCAAGAGTTTTATTATTAACCTCACTACTAAACATATTTAATAATGAAAAGTCTGTACTTACACAAAAAACATTTTCCTTTTTTTTATAATGTGGTTGAGGATAAACCATAACACCTTTTGAATTTAGAGATGGTTTATAATTCCACTCTCCAGTAAATGCATAAACTTCAAATGGAATATTAACTTTTCTACAAAACCATAAAATATTATATAACTGTTTGAGAGTATCCGTCATAACATTTCCCATTGACCCAGACCAATCTAAAATAAATATCAATCCGTGATTTTTTCCATCAGGAATCATTGATATTTTTTTAAATAAATCTTCATTGAATTTGTAAGTATGAAGTTTAGAAGTATTAAGAACTCCAGTTTTAGCAGTTGTAGAACGACTATATTGATCTGCTGATTTTTTACATTCAAATTCTTTTACAAGATAACTTACTTCTTTTTTAGAGTTATTTTTAAATTTATAATATGCAGTATCCGAATAATAAAACCTATCAAGTTCAATATGATTCCAACAGTCATTAATATAATCATGAATTTCTTCGTTTTTTATAATGACTGTATTTAAATCCAATTTAGGAATTTCTAAATAGTGATTTTCATCACCATCCATATTGATTAATTTTTCAATAGCATCATTCATAGCATCCATAGTTTTAACTTCTGGAATAAATTCTTCATCAGGTTTATTTAAATTCGAATTTTCAAAATTATCATCAGATAATCTTTCTTCTTTTGAATTTGTATTCGTATCCTCGTTATCATTATTTTCGAATTTAGAATTCATTGATTCTGAACTTAAATCATTTTCAGAATCTTTATTTGGAATTTCAGTATCAAGAAGATTCTGTTCTTTAGTTAATTCTTCATTTTTACAAAATTCGTATAATGCTATTGAAGCCTTAATAACATCTTGAAATGTTTCAGCGTCAGCAATCATATTAATAATTTCAATTTCATTTCTATTGATTGGAACATTTATATAATTACCAATTTTAAACCAAAGATTAGCTCTGTCAACAAGATTCATCTTTGATATATCATTTCCTTTAACTTTTAAAAAATCATCATCATTAAGTTCTTTATATCCAGTATAGAAAGTTTTAGCGATTCCAGGATAACGACGCTTCATTAATTTTTCAACACGAGCATCTTCCACAATATTCATAATTGATTTTGGAATTTTAAAATCTTGATTCCAGTCTGCATAACTGGTATATAAAGCATGACCAACTTCATGACCAACTAACATATCATACACAACATTACTTGCTTTTTCCCACATGGGTAAAGTCAAAACTCGGGTATGCACATTAAAACATGCAGTAGAAACTTTTTTGTGTTCTACTACAAGATCTTCTATGGCGAGCAATTTAGCTAGTTGAGATTTGATTTCGAAATTAACTGGCATGGAGTTTTATTGAACTGACACCATAATACGAAAAAAACCCCCCGTTGTGGGAGGTCTTGTGACACTTATCTAAGTGGTTCAGCAAGGCAGTTCTTCGTGCCTTTGCTTGTCGAAGTGCCTGTGGTTTTAATTTTCGTTTTTGTTTCTTTTTGCTGTGATGAAACCAGTTCGGAACTTGCTGGGACATTGCGATTCTCTGTGGGTGAATTCATGATATCATACAATTCGACTGAATCCCTTCACCTTATCAAATTGAATAACATTTTCAAATTTGTCATGCATTTCTGATTTATGAGAAATAACAAAAATGTTTGCATCCTTAACTATGTAGTTAATAATTTTTAAAAAATCATCAGTACCATTTATATCAAGAGAGCTATCAAATACTTCATCTAAAATTAAAAGATTTGTATTAACAGAGTTTTTCATTCTTGCAATTTCTCTCCAAGTAAATACTAAAGCAAGATCAATTCTTTGTTTTTCACCCTCACTAAAAGATTCGTAAGAAAAGTTTTCGTGTATTGGAGTGTTTACAGTTTCATTAAATTCATCATCAAAATTAAAATTAATATAAAAATCCATCATTTGAAGAAAACGATTTGCTTGTTTATTAATTACTGGTAAATAATTTTTAATAATTTTAGATTTTACCCCATTATCTTTAAGAAGAGAATAAATGAAATCGTGATATTGTATTCTTTCACTTTTTTCATTTAAATCAGATTCAATTAAATTAACTTCTTTTTTCAATGACTTTAATTTTTCAGTTTCTTCTAATTTGTTTTCAAGATTATGTTCAATATCAAATATTTCATCTTTAATATCTTTTATGATTTTATGATCATATTTACATTTATTGTTAATATCTCGTATTTGTTTATTCAATTCAGAAAGATTAGAAGAAAGATTTGCTAATTTTTTTTCCTCATCTTGATTATTTTCAAGTTGTTTTTGAAGTTCATTCAATCCCAAATTTATTTCAGAAAGAAAATTATCATGTTCTTTAATTTTATGAGATTTTACATCACCTTTAATAACCTGACTGCATGTTGGACAAGTTTCATTTTCGACAAAAAATAATTTATCTTTATTCAAACGATCTAACTTATTCTGTAATTTACCTCGAAGATCATATAACTTTCTAGATTTACCAGTGCAATTAACGTATTTTTGTATTTCTATATCAATCTCTTCAGATTCATCTAATAATTTTCCACAATTGTTTTCTGAGGTTTCAATATTTTTAGTTATTTCTAAAATTTTATTATTCTTTCTGGTAATTTCTGATTGACCTTTTACATTTAATTCGTATATAAAATTTTCTTGCATCGAAGTTTTTTCATCAACTATATTTTTTTTATAATTGAGTTGTTTAATTTCTTCTTGGATTGTTTTTATTTTATCTTTAAGAATAGAATTCATTACAGAGAATATTTTAATATCTAAAAGATCCTCTATGATTTCTCTTCTAGATGCCAAAGGCAACTGCATAAATGGAACAAAAGTAGATGATCCTAGAATTACAATTTGAGTAAAAGATTTGTAATTTAATTTTAGTACTTTAGTTTCTAAAAATTTTTGATCATCTTTTATATCTGCACTTTGCTGTAAAATATTTCCATTTTTATAAATCTCAAATATATTAGGTTTGATTCCTCTACAAATCTTCCAATTTACATTAGAAGTTGAGAACTCTATTTCGACTACACAATCCTTTTCATTAGTAGAATTTAATAGTTGTGGTTTATTAATTTTACGAAAAGGTTTATTGAATAAAACAAAAGTGAGGGCATCTAAAACTGTACTTTTACCTGATCCGTTTTTACCAACAATTGATGTTGTAGATTTTTCATTAAGATTAATTTCTGTAAAATGCTGTCCAGTAGAAAGAAAGTTCTTCCATTTAATTTTTTGAAATACTATCATTCGGAGGAATTATAAGATCATCTGGTTCTATTATAACATAATTATACTTATTTGCCTCACATACTGTAATAGTTGATTCCTCATCAACCTCTATCACTACTAATTTTGGAAAGTTATCTGCTTCCATTAGTCCAACAAATCTTTGAGCATCGTCCTCTTCTTTAAACAAATAAAGAACTCTATCTCCATCTTCGCTGTCAGCAGCATAAAGACCTTCGCTTTCTCTACCTTTTAAAGCTAGAACAAACATTATTCTACTTCCGATGCTTCTTTGTAAATTGATTCCATTAATGTTTTTAATACACTTTTGTTTAAATCAATTTCTGCGTTATCTATATATTTGTCTAAAATTGCAACCGTTCCTTCAGATTCTAAAACTTCAATATCACAATCATCAATTTGAATTTCATCAATAACTTTTAATTCGAAAGGAGAAGCATCTAATATTTTATTAAAAAATTTTTCAAACTGTTTTGAATTTGATTTTTTCTTAACAATCAATTTTACATATTTTTCAAAACAATCATTGTACTTATATAATGATAATGGGGTATCGTTATATTCTATAATTTTAAACATTTCATAATTATTTGATATAAATTCTAATTCAAAAGTTTCAGTATCAAAAATATGAAATCCTCTCACATCATTTACATCATTCCAATATAATTGATATGGATTACCCAAATAAAATATTTTTCCATTATCAGATTTAGTATGGTAATGTCCAGAAAATACTAATTTAAAATTTTGAAATATATCACAGTCCATTCCTTCTGTCATTACATGTCCTTTATAAGGAGTGAATCCATTCAATTCGAGATGACCCATTATAACATTAGACGTAGAGGATTTAATCTTACTAAGACTATCTTCTATATTTTCAGAATTAATCCAAGGAACAAAAAGAACTTTTAATTTATCAATCAAGACTTCAGATATTTCAGAATATACTTGAATGTTATTATACTCTCTCATCAATAGATCAACTGAATTTACAGAGTTTGTGTTTTTATAATATGCAGTATGATTTCCTACAATTGTGTGAACTTTTACTCCAGTTTCTGAAAGTATATTATAATAGTTTTCCTTTGCCCATTTTAAAGACCAGATATCAATGTGCTTCCTATTATCAAAAGTATCACCCATATCAATTAATTGAGTTATACCTTGTTCTTTTAATGTTGGGAAGAATATATTGTCATAAAACTTTTTAAAGTAATTATGATACATTTTATCTGATTTTTTAACTCCAAAATGTTGATCTGTAATGATCGCAACTTTCATATTAATAATGCATTTTTGTTTGAATATTATTTTTAATACTGTTCATATCAGAAATTGATCCACTCAAAATATTATTATCTGAAACAAAGACTTCATCAAATCCAGATTGCTCTAAGATTTTATTTTTAATTTCTAATTGTTTTTTCTCTTTAGCAATTCTACGTAAGAAAGCAAAGTAAATAATCTGAGTAAAATATGCAAATGGATTGGTTGATTTTTCTGGATTAAAGTTATTAATGTATTGTACACAATTTTCTATACCATCAGATATCATATCTTCTCTAAACATGTAATTAACAAAGTTTGGTTTGTATGATAAATGGGTAGCAATCTTTAGAAAGCACTCTCCAATATAATGTGTAATACGAGGTTTCTGTGAATTCTCAGACTCAGAAAGACTTATTAGTTTTTTATACTCAACTATGGCATACAGGAAGTCTTTGTTATTTACGTAATGTTCTGAGTCTTTTTTTCTTTTTGGTGTCACCATGGTCATTGTTTTTTCTCATATCTTACTTACAATTATACCACACTTGAGGGGGGCTTGACAAGTATCCCGAATATGTGTAGAATGAGTCTGTTGGGTTTGAAAGGAACCTTAGTTACTCTTATAGAGATTCTCTAAGGTATTCTTGAATTCAGATACACTAGAGATATATCCAGTAGATTTAGATGGACTAACCCTAGAAGAAACTGCTTCACTAGAGTTCTCTTTAACATATCTCCTATACATCTTTAATGTACTAATATCAGATACTTCAGTCATAGTAATAACCTTATCCATATTAATAAAGAATATTTCATCTTCAATTATCTTAATCCATGGTTCTACTTTATATGCTTTAGAACCACTTTTAGTAAAGATAATATCTTTTATAACAATAGGATTATCTAAGATTAAAACAATTCCATCTTCTTCATAACAAGGACAAACCTTAGCCATTATTTCTTCACCAGATACAAGCTTTAATACTGAATAGAACTCTTCTTCCATATTTTATATCTTTAAGTTTACATTAATAATACTATAATTAAAAGACTCTTCGTTATAGATTTTTATTCTTTCTATCAGATGGTTTAATGTGTAATTTTTAGAAGATTTTAATGATATATCATCTGCAATATCATAAAGAACTGCTTCTACTTTATCTTGGCCTTTTCTAAGAACTCTTCCAATTGATTGAAGATTCCTAATTCTTGATTTACTAGGAGAAGCAAAAACAACATTATGTAAATTTTTAATATTAATTCCAGTAGAAAATGTACCGTAGGAAGCAATGATAATTGCATTTTGTTCTTCTTCAACTATCCTTCTAACTTCTTCTCTTTCTTTTACATCAACTCCACCATAAACAAAGAAAACTTTTCTTTCCTTGTCCTTAAAATTATTTATAAGATCATAAAGAACCCTCCCATGAGAATCAACTCTACTAAACAATACTAAAGTATTTCCTTTTAAGTCTAAAGTTAAATTTTTAATAAAAGAATTTCTTCTATCATTACCTATAATAAATTGAACTTCTTCTTCATAATTATCAAATTTAATTCCATTATGTTTTAATAATAATATTTTAATATTTAAATTTGATAAATGTCCTTTTTCAATTAATTCTTTAGTTTGAATGACTTTGTAAGAAGGGCCAAACAACCCCTCTAAGACCCATTTATGCGTCTGTGTGCCGTCTAAAGTTCCAGTAAGACCAAATCTATGCTTGCAGTCTAATAATTTAGTCATGATATCAACAAGAGACTTTGATTTAAATAAATGTGCCTCATCTCCAATCACAACACGAAAACGATCAAACCATTTTAAAGGCTCTTTATAAATTGATTGCCAAGTCGTAATAACTACTGGATGATTAATATCATATTTTTCCTTTCCAGAATAAATCATATGACAATAATCTTCAGACTTCCATCCATAACTTGAAAAGTCTTTATACATTTGTTCTACAAGAGATGTTGTAGGAACTACAATTAAAGTAGATAATCCCTTTTCTGTATAATAACGAGTTATTGAGTAAATCATTAACGATTTACCAGATGCAGTTGGGGATATTAAAAGTCTTCTATTATTTTTTAATGCATCATAAACACTTTCTATTTGATAATCTCTTGGTTTATGACATGAGATAGATGTGATATAATCAGATACTCCTTCATAAGAAATATTTTCGTTTACTTCAAAAGGTAATCCATAAAATTTATTATTCTTAAACTCATAAGTATAATTACTAGAATCAGCAAAATTTACTAACTTATCTAATAGTCCGACATATAATTCGTTTTTAGTCAAATTGAATAATCGTATTTTTCCATCCCAATGTTTGCTTCTATACTGTGGCATAAATTTTGCACCAGGAACTTCAAAAGTAAATAGATCGTTTAATTCTTGACATATATGAGCTTCAGCCTCAATATGTAAATAAACTTCATTCTTTTTTGAAATTACAATGTTACTCATATCCTGCTTGGAACTTTTGCCAATCAATAGCATTTTTAATTTGATATGTTCGATTATGAATTGTCTTAATAATATCTTCTAAGTACCTTAACATTGAATCATAATATTCATTTTTTAATCTAGTTGAAGAAAGTTTGTTATCAGAATCAATATACCTATTCATAGATTCTTTATCACGAACTTTATATGGAAATGGTTCTTCAGAATAAATTTCTGGTGAAGATTTTCCACTGTAATATTCATATCTTTCTTTTTTTAATTTATTATAATCTTCTAAGGATTTCTTTTTAAGTAAACATATAGTATTGTAAATTTTATAATACTTGGCATGAAGTTGTGGTATCTTTATAGATTCTAAATGTAAGTTATCAACATCTATATTTGAATCATTTTCCCATAATTCTTGTATTTCATCAAGGTTCATACTCATTATAATTTTTGTCTTTTATATTGTATATAGTGTACTTAAAATTGACTCTTGCTGTAAAATAATCATAATCTTTTTTTGTTGTATCAAAAGATAATCCAGTTAAAGAAGTTGGGAAGATATCTCTAAATTTGATATTTGCTTGTGGTTGAAAGTTACTATTCAAAACTTGCAAAGTTGCATCTGAGTATATGTTTCTAATGTCCTTACCACCTATAGATGGGTCTGTTGTATTTGTTGTTCTCCATTCATTAAATTGTGAAATGTTTTCTGGATATCCTAAACCAATTAACCAGTTATATACTTCAATATAATTAACAAGATCTTCATCAACTAGAAAATCTAAAACTAAATCTTCGTATTCTAATTTATCACCAGGGATTGGAATATCCTTTAAGTATGTTGGTTGAATTGCGACACCAAGTTTCACCCCAGGTATACCTGCTTTGGTGCAAAAAAAATCAACTCTAGGATATCTTGATAATATAAATTTAAATCCAACTGGGGACAAATAATTACGATTACTTATTTGCTTACTGTATGGAGTCTGTAATTTAGGACTCAATAACTCTAACTCTAATGCTTTCATATTCTTTTATTTTTATTTAGACAAAAAAAGGAGTCCCTAAGGACTCCTTGAAATATATGTGAATCTAAATTACATAAGATTTTTAACTTGTACTCTTCTGTAGTAACGGTTAGAGTTGGTCTTAAGTCTACCAAGGCCTTGATCAGTTCCTTCAGCAAATGGATTAGCAACCATACCGTAACGGGTTTTAAATCCGATTTTTGGTTGGAAATCATCCTGACCAACGGCACGAACCATTTGGAGGGGAACATAAGGACAATAGAATAGTCCTGCATCATAAGGAGTTGCACCTTTAAATCCGATAACATAATACTGCTGAGCAGAAATGTTAGCAGAATATGGGTCAATATAAACTTTATACTTACCATTAATAACACCAGCAAAGGTGCTAGCAGTATCGTCAACATTAAGATTGACATTAAGAGCGGGGGTGTAATCAAGTACACCTGCCATGGTGAGAGCAGAAGCAACGTCAGCGGAACAGATAATCATGTTACCTTTTCCACGACGAGTTCTTTGTGCGATAGCGTTAGCATCGCGCTCTAGTTGGAAAAGAAGACCTTTGAATTTCTCAACAGACCAACGACCATTAGAATCAACGTCGAGATCGAAGATACCAGCAGTAGCAGTATTTGCTTGAGCACCAGCTTCAGCAATTTGATAAACAGTACGAACAACTTCTCTGTTGATTTCCGCAAGGATTTCAGTCGAAAGAATATTTGCAAGTTCTGCTTCAGCATCAAGACCATGAATAGCCTTAAGATCTTGAGCAAGTTCTAACGAATAATTAGCTTTCAATGCTCTAGACTTAGCAGCAACAGTAACCTTTTCAATCGAGAAATTCATCTCGTTGAATGCGTTATTTGCACCGTCTCCAAGTGCCTCAGAGTCCGCTGTGGCCATTGCTTGTCCTACATTGTAGATGCCAGGAGAGACATCATTAAGAAGTGCAGGGTTGTTATTGGTTTGGGCAGCAGTTGTTGCGATACCAACAGATGCTTGTGCAGTATAATCACTTGCAGCAATATCAAAGTTAGCGTCTTGACCGGAGAATCTCGAATCTGGTTCGTTGAAGAATCCTTCGGTTCCAGTAGTACGGTTAGTTCCGTAACGTGTTCTCATTGCAAAGATTAGTCCAGTAGGACCAGTCATTGGCTGAACACCACAAATATCATAAGCAATTAGTTGTGGCATTGAACGTCTGATCAAGGAGATCAGAACAGGATCGAAACCAGCGACAGGACCGGTTGCAGCAGCAGTACCATAAGTACCACCACCAAAACCACCAGTTCCAACTGAGTTAGTTGGGGATGCTTCAGAAAGGAATCCACGATCTTCGCGTAGTGCTCTTTCCTGATTTTCTAGTAAGATTGCAGTAACTCCTCTACGATGTGCGTCCTTGATTGGATCAAGTCCTTCACAATTTAATAGAGGTGCCCATTTTTCTTGCAGATGTTCTGCGTTATACATTAGAAGTTTTCTCCGTTAGTTAAAATTTGTGTGAGTTTATAATTTAAAAATCACTTAATAGAGTATTTTTGAGCTGCTCTGATATACATGTCCATTGACTCTGTAAGAGTTTCTGACTTTGTTCCAAGCATTTCATCATCATTAACCCTAGATTGAGTTACTGGAGTTCTAGAAAAATATGATTCTTTGAGAACTTCCAACTTCCCACGATAGTCCTGTTCACTAATGAACTCAACACTTTCTGAAAGACTTGAGAGTTTTCCTTTTTGGGTCTCTGAGAGACCTCTAGCAACTCCGTGGAAGATGCTATCGGAAACTGATTCACTAAGTCTTTGAGTTAACTGAACGTTTCTTTCGATCTGTTCGTTGAGCTTCGTCTCCATGTCATCAAGTTTGTCTACCATGCTTTCTAGCACATTATATTTTTCTTCAGGGATTTCTACATAATGATCTTCAAAAAGACTCTTGAGTCCAGTCATGAAGGACTCCGAGAGTTCGGATTTAAGTCCGCGCTCTACTTGAAGAGCGTTTTCAGTAATCCATTCACCAGCAACATATTCTAGATAAGAGTCAACTCTCTCTGTCAGTTCGCTATGAATTGCTGCTACGTTTTCTTCAAGTGCTTTTTCGTAGCGAGCAGTAATCATATCAGCAGCTTCTTGAATTTTAGTTCTAAGTGCTGTTTCAAAAATAATTTTTGCGTTTTCTTTAAATTCTTCAGAAAGATCTTCATCGCCAAATAAAGCTTGAATATCTTCGTCTACATTAATTTCAAGTTCATCATTATCTTCTTCGTACTCTTCAATTTCTTCAGTTTCTTCAGGTTCTTCTACTTCGGAGATAACTTCTTCATCTTCATGATCTTCTTCTTCTGCTCTCATTGCCTGAGCATTAACTACATTCCTTACAGACGCAACAGAAGCAAGATTCAATTTTGCAGAATCATCTGTTGATCTATAATTATCTGGGGTTGGTCCACCGAGGTCAGTAACACTTTGTCCAGGAGTTCCACCAACAAAGGCTCCATTACTCAACATTGGATCTCCAGGTTGAGCGGTTGCATTTACCGCAGATTTGGATTGATTAGTTGCTGTAGGGTGCATTTCTTGTAAATTACTAATTGACATTTAGATCTCTCCGAATAAATTTTAACTGTCTTTATTCTATTATTTATTTATCAATTAAAGATTTTTCAGGTAATAATTGAAGAGATTTAGTAATTTTTCCTCATTTATTTTTTTATCTGAACTCATTTTCATTGTTAATAAACCATTTAAAGTTTGTTCTGCAAGTTTGCCATTTTGCCAAACCCATTCTTTCCCCTCCATAATTCCTTGAACAAAAGCATCAGGTGCCGAGGGATCTGCTACAATATCTGCAGCAGTTGATAACATAAAGTCATCTCCAACATATTTAACGCCATTTCTTTCAACAAGAGAACCAACTCCTCTTGAAGAAACCCCAAGTTTAACTCCTTCATCTAAAAGAGATTTAGCAATATTTCCCATTGGAGTATCAAGAATTTTTGCTTTTCCTATAAAATTATTTCCTTCAGATTTTAAACTAGTGATCATGTGTGATACTCTATGCAAATTTACAGTTGGCCCATCTGGATGTCCAAGTTCTCCTAGTGCTCTACCACAACTGATATACTTATCAGTATATTTTTGAACTTCTCTTTCTAAAATTGGAAATGGATAAGAACGTCCATTCCTATTGGTAACTTCTGCCTGAAGAAAAGGTCCAGTAATATACAAATTAGTTTTACCGTTTTTTTCTTCTCTAATAACTTTAATGGATTCGATCTGTTCTGTAATTAGTTTCATGGTTATGCTTGTGATGTTATTTGAACTTGTGAAATTTGTGCATAACCAGATGAATTTCCAAAAGTATTAACTACCACGGATCTTCTTGCATCAGCATTTCCAGTAAACGCTGCAGCAGAAGAAGTATTAAATGAAACTGTAATTGATTCTGAACCTGGAGTTGCATTTAATGTTGTAATTAATTGATGACTACAGTTATAAGCAGCAACCGAAGATCCAGTAACTGTTACAAAATCTCCGACCAGAAATGGATTTCCAGTGTTTTCACTGAAAGTATAAACAGTTGATGTACCTGTGGTTGCAGCACTCACTCGATTTGATGCAATTCTATCTTTTAAAATTGCAACATCAGATGTTGGAACAAAATAATCATTTCTGGATGTTGTTGCAGTTGCTGTAGATGCAATTCCAACATGAGATGCAACTGATGTTGCAATTCTTAAAAATCCAGTTTGTAATGAAATGGGAATAGATGTTGATCCAGTTCCTGCTAAAATTGCAACCGTAGTTCCTGTTCCTACTGTTTTATGTGCCATTACTCTTCTTCTACCTCTTGTTGTGTGGGATCAAACAATTGTGCTGAAACATATGGTCTTACATCATCAACCATTTGAACCGATCTATCAAATAACATTTGTTTGATATTATCTGCTAAATCCGCAGGAGATGCATCAGACATTATCATGTCAACAAATTCCGAAGTTTCCATAAATTGTTAATAATTTTTAATTATTTATAATTATTTTCTATTGGTATTTTATTTTTCTGGTGTTTTAGTAGATTTAGCCTCTTTTTCTAAATCTGGATCTTTTGAAGGTTTTCCTAATCCAATCTCAAGATCTTTAGTATTTTGATTTTGAGTTTTCTTAACAAGTTTGGAACCAACACCCTTAATATAATCCATTGGCATTCCTGTTGATGGATCAATCGGTGGTTCTTTAGGTTGAATAATTCCAACTTCTTTTTCATACGCCATTTTTTGATCTTCTTCTACAATCTCTTGATCAGTCTGTTTCAAAATATTTTTTCTAATATAATCTACAGAATAATATTTACCTATATGAGGATCCATTACTTGCAAAAGATTCATTCTTTCGTTCATCAATTCTGTTTGTTTTAATTCTGCGAAATGATTATCGTATAAGTAATCATATTGAATATGTTCCCCCATCAAATCCCATTCTTCAGGGGTTACAATATTCTTTAAAATAAGTTGAGTTCTCAACATATCATGAAAAAGATTACTGAATTTCTTTCTAAGTCTTCCTACAAACCTTGAGAATTGAATTTCGTCTCGTAAAATTTCGGAAGATCTTCCTAGATTAAATCCTTGATCTGCTCCTATTCTAGATTCTGGAATACCTAAAGCTCTATAAAGTTTTTTCTGAAAATACTCAACATCAGTTAATTCGCCAAGATTTTGTCCACCGGGAAGTGTGGTAATCTCTGTACCACGACCACCTTCTCTTCTTGGAAGCCAATAATCTTCCAACATACTCATGTGTTTTTTATCATCACGAATTTCTCCTGTGCTAGAATCATAAACTATCTTATTTCGATAGCGACTCATAATTTCTTTAAGATATTGTTCCGCTTTAATTTTAGGAAGATTACCTACATCAATATAAAAAATTCTTCGTTCCGGAGCACGAGACATTCTATAGATAACTAAAGAATCCTCAATCATTCTTAATTGATTAAGTGCCTTAATTGCCTTATGTAAATATGATAAAACATTTTGTTTGTTTCGATCTACAAGACCTGAGGATATATAAGAAATAGCATCTTTAGAAATTTTAATACCTTTTCCATATCCACCTCCACCGGAATTTCCCGCAGATGCGGCTGAATATCCAGTTAATTTTGGAGTGTATACGAAGTATTCTTCAATTTCTGGAAAATCTAAAGCACTATCATCAGTCTTTCCAAAAACATTGTTTATAGATGATGTATTTGAAATATTAACTGAACTTGAACCGTTATTTATTTTTTTAAGTTCTCTTACAAACCTAATTTTCATAGCATCAATATATCTAATTTCTTTGATACCTTCCTGTGGATTATCCAAATCAATTACTTTATGATAATAAATTCTTCCGTCTACATACCAGTTTCTAAAAATTTCATGACATTTTTTATCAAATTGCATTAAATCTTTAACGTATTTAAACTCTTCTCTGATAATTTGTTTAATATTTTCATCTACTCTTAAATTAGATAATTCAATTTGAATTGGGGAATCATTTAAATCTGATACAATTGCTTCATTAACAACATCTTCAATTGCACGATCACACTCTGGATGTAAAGCCATTTCACGATATCTTTTTAAGAGATCATATTCAGTTTTATAAACACCTTCAATGTCTACATATTGACCATAAAAACCACTGCTAATATAATAATCAGACCCATCCTCATTTGATTGAGCAACAGGACTGATTTGTTTTTTAGGTTTAGGAGTACTTTTATTTATTGAAAATCCAAAAAGTCCAGACATAGTATAATTACATTTAACATTGTGTCAAACTATTTATGATCACTGAACTTCGATACCTTTATTGCCGTTATATGCTTCCCAATATTGAACTTGAAGGTCTACAGTAAATTCTTCAATACTGCTATTATCAGCATAAGAAACTGCAATCGCAGAAACATTAGTTGGAAAAACTCCATACATGTGGTATGCTCTTAAGACTGGAATAGTATCAGAACTTTCAACAGCATTATTCATCGCAGCACGTCCAAGTTGATAAACCCAGGCATCTCTTTGATAACTTGATGGATTAACTTCTCCAGCATTATCTAAAGATCTACTTAAATAATTTATCCACCTTTCAAAAGAACCCCTAATTGAAAAATCAGTATCATTAATAACGGTAACTGACCATGGTTCGAATGTTCTGTCTCCAGCAATCTTCAGTTCTCTCCCTCTAAAAGGAACAAGAATTGGACTAATTGTTGAAGCAGGAAGCGAAGATGCTTTGACTAGGAATTTAATTTTATCTGTAATGTTGGTTTCAGTAACACCATTAGGAAGAATGATTGTTGGGAATGCAATTTCGCATTCAAAGAGATTGGCACGAACACCGCCCCCACCCATTCTACCTTTGAAGTTATCTAGAAATCTTCCATCACTGCCAGAGTTTGGAATTTGTTGAAATGACATTTTTTTCTCCGATGGTTATTTTTAATTTATAATTTAAGTTCTTCCAGTAACTTCTTCAAAAGATACTCCAGTTCTGGTAGCAATAAAAGTGAGTCCGATGAAGTTGATACTACGAGCAGGTTTGATATAGATATCAGCTTTAAATTCATTAGCATCAATTACATCAGGAGTATTATTGGTTTCATCACAAATAACAACAAAGTCTTGAATACCCCTTTTAGATTTAACATCACGGAGAAATGGTTCAGTAATATTAATGAAATTTGTTCTAGTAATTGCATCATTAAATTCAAATAGTGATGCTCTTGATGCTCTTTCGATTGACTCTTCAAGAACAAGGAACAGTCTTCTAACATTAATTCTATCAAATGCAGATTCAACTGCAAGTCCAGTTTTATCACCGAACAGAATAATTCCTGATCCTGGTGAATAAATTACTGGATTGATTCTTCTGACATATAAACGATCTCTTTCTGATTGTGATGGGTTGTATGCTAATTTAACTGCATTATTAATAACGCCACGTCTAGTACCAGCAGGTGAGAACCATGCAAAATCATTAATTCCTGTTCTGGCCATACAACCAGCAATATCAGCATTTAGTGGAACATATCTAAATTTATTACTGAATCTATCATACTGATATTTATAACCTGTATCAAAAACTGCATAAGAAGATGATGTTACAGAATTAAAGAACGAAATAACATTAGTTGTTTGAGTATTAGTGCTTACAATTGGCACTGGTGAACTTCCCCCTGCACCGGGATCAACTAATACTGCTGATCTTTGAGGAGAAATACATGCAATACAATCTTTTCTTAATTCAGCAATTTGAATTAATTTGTTTGCTTTTGCTTGAGTTTCTTCTTTAGTACCAAATCCTGGACCTTGAATCAAGAAATTAATTGGATATTCTCTTTGATTTGAAAATAAATCATACCCTGCAATCAAATTGCCAAGAGTAATTTCAAATCTTGGATTTACTGAATCACTAGTACCATAATTATTTCCACCTTTTAGTGTATATGTTTTTTTACCAACAGCATGATATGTTGTACCTTGAGCATTTAATCCCCAAGCTCCATCGCCATTAGTAATCGATGTAATTCCACTACTGAATCCAGTTGGTTTTCCAACTTCAGCATCTCCAGCAAATAAGTATTGCGAATTATCTGCTATAAAATTCTTATAATAGATTGGACCAGATGTGGAAGAAGTAGCATCTACTGCTTTAGAAAGTCCTACAAATTTTTCAAGAATTGTTCCAGGAGTTCCTGAAATCTTTCCTTTATCATCAATAATAACAATATGAATCTCATCATTTTTCCCACTTCTGTTAGTGGCAAAATTACTGGTTTTTGGTCTTTCTGCAATTTCTTTCCATAAAAGATCGGAATTATCTAATCCGACATCCTGTAAATCGTACCAATCTTGTTGTGAGGTGTTTGTAAAGGTGCTTGTTCCACTGCCAATAGTTACCGAAGAAACTCCAATCGTTCCCGCACTGAAGGAAAATAAACCACCTTCAGTGTAAACGGTTGCTGTTTCTGTTCCTGCAACGGAGACAGTTGTAGTGAAAGTAACTGAAGTACCAACTGTAATCGCTGCCGAAATTGTACTTGCAAGAGATACTGTGGGGACAGTTCTAGTAAAAGTAACTGAAGTACCAACTGTAATCGTTGCCGAAATTGTACTTGCAAGAGATACTGTTGTTGATCCAATTGAAGAAACTACAATATTGCCTGGAATGAAGAAATCATTAGCTAATAACCCTGATGTACTCGCAACAGAAACTATAGCGGTTCCAATACTTGCCTCTAATAAGGTTGTTACTATTCCAACTGTTGCTGTTGTTGATCCAAATGAAGAAACTACAATATTGCCTGGAAGGAAGGCATTACCAACTGATAACCCTGATGTACTCGCAATAGAAACTATATTGGTTCCAATACCTGCCGCTAATAAGGTTGTTACTATTCCAACTGTTTCTGTTTCTGTTACCGAAGATCCAACAGTTGATACAACTCTAACCGTAATACTATCAGTTCCTACACCACTAGAAGTTGGGTTTAAAAGTGTATTTCCAACACCAGTAATAATTCCTTTTATAAAACCAGTGAATAATGAAGTTGTTCCATTTCCCGCAACAACACCTGAAATTGCTTGAGTTACTGCAGCACCAACTCTTACATTTTTATTAGATGTATTAATACCACTAATAATTTGATCAGCAAATCCATCAATTACACAAACTTTAATTTCATTTGCCCAAGATCCTGGGTTTTTTGCTGCCCAAAACCAAGTTGATGCAGTTGTGAAATTATTTTGATAATTTTCATAACTTTTTATTTTTAATGTCTCTCCAGTTCCAGGAGTTGTTTTACTTGCATTAGCATTATTTAAATTAGTTCCATCAACTCTTACAACACGCATTGTCCCACCATATGTGAGATAATTTGATGCAGATAACCAATACTCATAGTGGTTATCATTATCTGAAGGTTTTCCAAAAGTATCTATTAATGCTTGCTCACTATCAATAAATACAGGTTCTTCTACAGGTCCTTGTGCAAATGGACAAACAATTCCACCAGTAGTAGTAGTTACACTGTCTATACGTCCTTGCGTTAAATCAACTTCTCTAACTTTAATTCCAGGTGATACCAAACCTATAGGCATTTTAATCCCTCTGATGAATCTTCATTTCTCTATAAGATATTTATAAATTCCTCCTTTTAAACATAATCCCACATAAAAGAATTATTTCCATACTCATCTAAATTTCCATTGGAATTATTTACTCTCGTCCATCTGTCTCCAGTGTCTTTATCAATAACTTCAATATCTTCATCTAATCCATTTACAATAAAACCAAATGGTGCCATGTCTTGTTCAATTTGATTTTTTTGTTCGTCATATATTCTTTTACGAATATCATTATCTGTCATTTCTTTAAAGTATGGTTGAATTACTAACCATGCAAATATTACAAGACACATTGCTAAATCATCATTTGCTCCTTGTTCTGCTTCAAAGGAATGATTTCTTTGAATAAAAGTAGTTAGTTCCGATATGATATCATAATCATTAAATATGAGTTTGTCATCTTCGATTAAAGTTTTTAAGTTAGAACATCCAATTTTTTTTACTGTCTTGGACATTTTTATTCCAAGTTGAGATTTAGTTCCAGAAAATCCTTGGCCAACAATTTGACCTGCTCTTCCACGCATTGAACACATTAAGACATTTTCATATTCAAGATCAAAATGCAAAATATTTGCAACCTGTTCTCCAATATCGTTAATTTCAACCAAAATATATGATTGATTATAAGCCTTAGCAACATCACCTATAATGCTAGGAAAAAGCATTGGTTTAATTTGATTGTTTTTATATTTCGCAACAACTTTCCAAGGAAATTCTGTAATGTCAAAAACAATAAATGCTGAATAATCGTTTTCAGTTCCTCTAGCAACATCAACAGTTATGAAATAATTTCGATCTTCAATTGGATTTATATAAACATCTAAACCTTTATTTTTTTGTATCGGGTCTTCAAATATTAAAGACTTTAATTTGGCGCTAGAAATTAATGTATCTGATGATCCTAAGAAATCACATTCAAATTCTTGTTGAAATTGTTGTTCTGATGTATTACTAATTGTTTGTTCTTTCCAAGCAGCATCTCTTCCAGGAACTTCAGTCCAATGAACTTCAGTTGGAATATATTCATTTCTACCTCTTTCAGAATCATGCCATAAACGGTAGAAGTGATTCATACCTTTTGGCGTAGATACGATAATTACTTTAGTAGTTTTACCAGATGATATTGTTGGATATACAGAACTAAAAAAGTCATCAGCAATGTGATTTGGAATAAAAGCGAATTCGTCTAAGAAAATAATATTAAAAGACATACCTCTAACAGCTGATGCTGATGTTGATGCTGCTATAATTTTAGATCCATTTTCTAATTCTAATGATGCTTTGTTCCAAACTTGGACACCTTGTTGCATCCATTTAGGAAGATTTTCATAGGACTTTTGCAATCTCCCAAGAAGATCTTTTGCTGTTGATGCTTTATTTGCTAGAATACCAACGTTTACATTATCATTAAATACAACATAATGTAAAAGATATGAAACTACAGTTGTAGATTTTCCAGATTGTCTGGGCATCTTACAAATGTTAAATCTGTTATTATGAAAATTTTTAATTAATTTTTCTTGAAACGGGTATATAATGAAAGGAACTAATCCTTCATCTACACTAACAATTTTAATGTAATTATTAGCAAAATATACAGGGTCTTCTTTACATTTTATAAATTCTTTAACTTGATCTGGAGTAAATTGTATATTTACATTTGCTTTCTTAAGTAATGGATTACCTAAGTAAATATCATCATAAGGCATAATATTAGTTTATTAACAATTCCACTTTTTTAAGGCAAGTGCTTTTCTAGTTGGACGACCTTTCTCATCTTTCATAGGTCCATCTACTCCTCCCATACGAGCACAAAAAGATTTTCTACGATTTGCTGCTTTTGATCCTGGTTTTAGTTTTGATGGTGAAGTAGTAACTGCCATTGATAGTTTTGATCCTGGATTTTCTTTTCTATACGAAGCAATTCCTTTTGCATTCAACCCACCTTCAGGATTTTTTCCTTCTTTCCTTTGCCAAGCAGCCGCTTCATCTACAACAATAAATGGACCTGTTGGATCATTAACTGTTGGTGCATAATACTGCAGAATTGCCCCAGGGTAAATCTTTTCTATTGCTATTTGAACTTCTTGTTTTGTGGGTCTTTGTTGAGATGGGAAAAAGAATTTAATATTTAAAGTTTTTGCTCTATATGTTAGAATGATAGAATATGTTTGCCCTACACTACGAATTACTTTAGGTGATTCAGTTATTATTAAATTTTCTAATACTTCTTTTACACAATTCGGAACTAACTTGTCACCTTTCTTTTTTAATCCTTTAGCAGTATATCCTGACCAACATGCTTCAGAAGTTGTTTTTTTCTTTACACAGTTTGGATATTTTTTTCCAAACATAGTTTTCATACCTTTCTTTTCATAACCAGACCAACATGCTTCGCTTGTCACATCTAAAGATAAACTTTCTGATTTGTTTCCCCAATTTTTAGCACCTGCTTTACGACATTTAACAAGTGCTCCAGAAGCGTATGCACTAGGCCAAACATCATATCTAGATTTTACTTTATAATAACAAGCATCTTTTGTACCGCTTCCTTTACCTTTAGCATCCGACTCTTCTTTCATTTCTTTTGGTTTAATTCCTTTCTTTTTCATATTAATTGCAATTGCTGCTTGTTGCGCTAAATTCATTGCTTCATTCATTTTCTTTTTAGGTGAATCGGTGGAAACATAAGTTGGTGCTGCAGCACCTGATTTTGATTGTTGTCCTCGATCTTTTCTTTTTTTTCTTGCTGCTGCTGAACGTCTTTCTGCTTTTGTCATGCTTGCTCTTTTAGAAGAAGAAACGCATTTAGGAACTCCTTCCCCAGGTTCATCACTCGCACAAGTTCCACCAGTCACAACGTTTACCCAACCACCTTTACCATCTTTAGAACTAGAACCTTTAAACCAATTACGGAGACCTTCTTCTTTAAGTGTACAATCTTTCATACCATGCTTAGGGCACATTTTATCTTTTGGAGTATTATTACACTTTTGATGAGCACAACCGCAATCTTTTTTCATTAAATGTTTAATACCAACAAATTATTTATAATTTATTCTGCAGAAGACATTTTTTTCTCTTGTTTAATTAATTGTAAAAGATCTGCAGTGGATCCTACATACAATGCATTATTAGTAATTGATTTAGGTCCTTGATAATCATCATTAAGATCTTTCATTTTTTTATGTAAGTCTGCTAATTTATCAGTTATATCCGCTACATTTTTAATTAATTGTCCAGCAACCTCATAAGCTCTTGGATGATCTGAACTTGCAGCAACATCTAAAATTCCGTTAACTGCCTCTTGTCCTTTTTCTATTAAGGAATAAAGTTGATTTCTACTATAAGAATAATCTTTTTCTATATCTTGTGATGTTAAAATTTTTTCTACATTTAGTTCTTCAGTAGTCACTGTAGAAATTTCAAATTTTTTTACAATTTCAGTTTCTACATTCAATGCATTTTCAATCCCATTATAACTTTCCATATAAGTTAAAAATCAGTTCCTGTGGATGGACTATAAGTTTTACCACCATCATTAAAGAATGATGCTTCGGTAGTAAAACCAAAATCATCGTCTTGTTGTATTAAATCTCTATCAATATTATTAATTACATCTATGGAATCTCCCGAAGTGTGAGTTTCTAATGATGTGTCATCAATGGATCTAAACACAGTAATTGTATTACCAGATTTAGATTTAATTTGCATATTTTCATTACCAATCCTAATGTATGTATCTACAACAAGTGCAGTTGCATCACTCACATTAAATTCCGTCACTTTAGTATTAATGTCTTCTGCTAGTGTTGTAGTATTGTCATCGTTATAATCTTTAAGTGCTCTTGGAGTAACTGTATAACGAACATCTCTTTTTGCAATTTGTCTATTAGTACCACTATAAAAATCAGTTTTAACTTTTTTAATTAAAGCATCAGTATTATCAACTATTGGTCCAAATAAATTTGTTTTTGCAGTAAAATTTAAAGTATATATTAAATATCTTCTTTCTGAAAAATCACCTTCATAATTATCTGTAAAATTTATCGTGTTTAATACAACAGGAATATCTCTTTTTTCTCCAATCGATGATACTAAATCAACTGTAACATTAAATGCTGGTTGAAAAAATGGTAAAATTTGTTCTATAATTTGTAAAGCATCATCATTTAATTTTGAAATTATATTTAAATTGAAAGAAATATTATATGGAACTGGCATAAAAACCTTATTAATTTTCATGTTATCCAAAGGATTAATTGCTTTAAATGTTTGGATTGGAGATCCTTTTCTTGATCCATCATAAGTAATTCCATTCATTTCAAAAGACATTCTTGGTAATGTTAAAGATGATGATTGTCTTCTAGATAGATCTGGTTGCTGTTCAATTCTTGCTAGGAATTTTTGAATAGGTCCATACGCCAATGGTACGAGTATTTCACTTGCTTGATTTTCATTAGAATCATTATGCCTAATGTAAATATCATTAAAAAGTGTGCCAAAACTTATTACAGTTTTTCTTAAAATTTCGTGGTAAAAATAATTTCCTAACATTAAAATTCTCCAAATGGATTTTTTTCAGAAAAATCAAGTATTAAGTCAGCAGCAGTTTCTAGTTCTTTATTTTGTGCAAAAATTTCAAAATTATCAATATCAGTAGTTGGTATTTTATCAATAGATTTGATCATATACATTCCAGTTGATCCAAGACCAACATGACTTATTGTTGTTGCAGAACCTACTATAATTTCCCCAACTATAAATCTTCCTGTAGCATTATGAACATTAAGAACTGATGTATCTTTATCCCAATTTTTAACATATGCAGTTGTAGATGAAGAAGTGCCAGTTACAATTTCATTGAGGACAAAGTTTCCGGTTCCAACTCCTGATGGACTTTGTATTGTTATTGTAGGAGCAACAGTATAACCGAGTCCAGCATTTGTAATTCTAACTTGAGTTATTGTACCTGCGGCACTTACCACTGCAATTCCAGTAGCAGTTGTACCTCCAAAAGGAGCAGCGGAGAATGATATGGTTGGGGTAACTACATATTTATCTCCACCATAACTAATTGTTACTATTCCTACTGATCCTGTAGTAGCAATTCCAACAGTTGCTGCTGCACCAGACCCACCCCCTCCGATAAATCTAACTAGAGGAGCAGATGTATATCCGGCACCAGTATTAATAAGTAATATATTTCTTATAGAGAGTGATGTCATAATCCCACTTGCGGATCTATCTGTCATTATTGCAACCGCAGTTGCATTAATTCCTCCAGCTGGAGCAACTCCAATTGCTACTGATGGAGTGCTAGAATAACCACTTCCATCGTTTAATAATGTGATATTTGAAATAACGTTATTTCTGAGAGATGTAATTGCTGTTCCAGTGGATCCTATTCCAACTAAAGTAAGTGAAACTCCATATCCAGATTCTGCAAAATTATCGTCTATTTCTTCAATACCAACATCTATAATTTCATCTTCATATTCAAAAGGTTCACATGTAATTTCATAAACATATAATTTTTGAAGTTGATAAAACTCAGTTTCGTTCTCAACAAATTTTATTTCGAATAACGTATCCGACAGCGGAAAGTATATTAGATCGCCCTCTGCGGGTCTTGTGGCTATCTTGTAGTCTTCTAATAGATTTCCATCACCATCAAGTAAAAATGGAGCAATGAAATCCTCAAATCTTTCTCTAGATATTATTAGGTTTAATTCATCTTTAGATTGAATTCCAAATTTAGTTAAAATATCTCCTCCACCACCAAATCCAGAATAGTTTTTTATATAAGCTTCTATTGAATAATTTTCATCAAATCTAGATAATACATTTTCTTTAATAATAGTTTTTTCATTCAAATATCTTCTTGGAATATAAGTTATTTCAACTCCATACATACGAAGTTGTTCATTTATTAGTTGTTGAACTAAATTTTGTTCTGATTGACTTCCCTGTAAAAAAAATGGATTCAGTGCCATAAGATTAACCGATCATATCCAAAGGTGGTAATTCATATTCAGAACTCATTCTCGATTTAATATCTCCAAGTTCATTAATAGCATCATCATAAATCTGTCTTCCATTCAATTCAATTCCACCAGGAAGTTTAACTCCTTGAAACTTAATTAAATTTTGACCCCATTGTTTTTTAATTAATGATGTTAAATACATTTTTAAAAATGAATCATTATAAACTTTTGTAAAATTATCAGGATCTAAAATTCTATAACAATCAATAACAATGTAAGATCCTGCAGTAAGTCCACCCCAATTAGTATCAATATATAATCTGTTTTGTCTTTTTGTATATCTAATATTTTTATCAGTATTAATTAAAAAATTTATGGTTTCTAAATAACTCTTAACCATGGTATAATTAAGTAGTTCAATTGCAGTAAAGTTATAAACATCATTTAAAAAAATCTGGTATGCTACATTAAACATACCAGCAGATAAACCACCAGTATCAACTTTAAATATTCCTTCAATACCAATTACACTATCTGGAATTTGAATATAATTACTATCCTCATAAAAATTAAATGTTGTTGTTCCCATTCCTGGAATAGAAACACTTGAACTAGTTGTAGTTACGATTCCAATTGGATTATCTGCTCTTTTACCCTTTCCTCTGTCTATATCTTGTTGAGTAATTTGATATTTAAGATACATTTTCTCAACACCATCAAAATGACGTTCTTGAAAATACTGGAGAGCATCATCTACTAAATCATCAATTTGATCATCATCAACGTTTATTTCTAAGACAGGTGCTCCCAATCTTCTCAAACAATAATCAATAAGTCCCTGTCTAGAAGATGGTTTTGCCATATATCATTACTTTTTTTTATATTTATGAATACTCATCATCAGTTTTTTTTCTAGAATTTGTTTTTGTTAATTTAGAAATTTGTTCATTCAATTCTAAAATTTGTTTATTTTGTCCTATAACTTTTGCTTCAAGTGCAATTGATTGAGTGATGCTATCACTCAATCTCTTTTGATATATTTGAATAAAAGTTGTAAATTCAGATTCATTCATATTAATTTTTAGAATGTACCACCATCAACGGTAATATTTTGCAAATGTCTTGCGGTTACTCCACCAATAGTAGCGTATGAAATTACTGCTTCTCCAGATCCAGCCGTATCAGTAACAAATAATCCTTGAAGTTCAAAGTTAGCATAGTATCCTGCATCTACAGTTAACACTCCGGAAGATTCTCCAACTCTTGATGCGACAACAACTCTTGATACTGAATCGTCATAAAAAACAGCACCCAATCTTGCTGCTGAATCAAAATAATGTAAAAGCATACCGATGTCTTTGTTCAAATCGGAAGCTGGAGCATTCCCATCAACTTTACCAAGTTCAATCAAATTGTCTTCAATTGTTAATGTAGTAGTATTAACTTGTGTTGTAGTTCCATTAATATTTAAATTACCAGTAATCGTAGTGTTACCAGATCCATCAAACGTAATTGCAGCAGTTCCACCATTGTCTTTAATATCATTTCCATTAACTCTAATATCTCCACCAACAACTAAGTCTGTAGAAAAAGTAGAAACACCAGTTACGTTAATACCACTATTTGCAACTACGAGTCCAGCAGCATCAGTGAAAGTTAAACTAGAATCATCTACAAGAGATCCTGAAGTTCCTGCAAGAACAATTCGAGTAGCAGTTAAATCAGATACAGTTGCCGAAGAAAGAATTGTTTCTCCTCCAGAAATATCAGCACCACCATTTGCATCAATTGCACCAGTAAAGGTGGAGACACCAGTTACTACAAGAGTATTATTTAATACAGTATGACCAGTAACATCAAGACCACCGTTTGCATCAATAAGTCCAGTAAAGGTGGAGAAACCAGTAACATTAATATTTGTAGTTGCAACACTTACTACATTCAGATTTCTCCATCTCTTTGCATTACTACCTAAATCATGGGAATCATCAGTATTTGGTACAAGACCTGAAATAAACTCACCACCAACATTAATATCATCACCATCACCATCACCAATATTAATTGTACCACCCTTAAATGTTACAACTCCTACAAACTCTGCATAACCACCAACATGAAGATTTTGCTTGACAGTAAGGTTTTTTGCAATACCCATACCACCATCAAGTTGAACAGATCCAGTGTTCTCATTACCTAAAGTATTATCAGTAGTATTAGAAACCGTAGTAATACCAGAAATATCTACATCACTATTGATATCAAGTAATGTAGTACTAAATGTGGTAATACCTGTAAAAACTGGGTTAGAAGAACCACTTGACCAACTTAAAGTTCCACTTCCATCATTAGTTAAAACAGAGGATGCAGAACCATTAGATGCTGGAAAATAATAAGTTACCGCAGCACCTACAGATGCTGGTGATGCTAAAGTAATAAAATGAGCACCGTTATTAGTGCCTTCTACAAGATTTACACCACTTCCAGTTGAAGCAGTTTCTTTAGTCCAATATCTAGCACTACCAAAATACTTATTAGTTCCACTATTTCCATCTAAACCAATATAAAAATTGTAATCATCAGTAATGAAAGCTGGTTCACCAGTTTGCAATCCAACTGAATTAAATGCAGACTGAGTACCTCTTTTAAATCTTAATGATGGGTTTGCCATTTTTTTGTTTTTATTAAATTAGTTCTTACTAATATTTAGATATTTTAAAAAATACCACCATCAAAATCTATATTTTGTCCTCTATTAAGATCAGTATCTAAAACATTAATGAAATCATTAGGAATTCCACCAGGAACTGCATCTTGTAGAATTTGATTTGGATTTACTGCAATAATTTTATTTGAAGAAGAATTATACTGCAAAACAAAATTATCTTGAATATTAGAAAGATCAACTACAATTCCTGCAATAACTTGCCCTGTATCCGACAAATTACTTGCTACAACCTGTATAGCATTTTGAGATCCTAATCTTACTCTAGTTGTATTTAAATTACCAACTCTTACGTTATATGAATTTGACATTATGTACACACTCCTGCAGATACGGTTGCTGATCCTTCAATAACTCTAGTTTTTACTCCAATAGAATTTGTGAGTAATACATCATATACATGTCTTCCAGGTTTCAATGCTGTTGTTTGTCCTGAAGTTAAAGCAATTCCGACAACACCAGTTGAAGTTGTTATTGTTGTGGTAAAATTTGTTTTAATTGAACTTCCAGGATGTTTTGCTATTTTAGCAATAGCACTATACCCTGTTAAATTGGTAATAGAATTCGTAATAGAATCTTCTAAAATGTAATTCGCATTAAAATTAGACCCCTGTTGAATCTGTATGTTAACAACTCTTACCGACATTATTCAGAGGTAGAACTATATTGATATTTATAGTTTTTCTATGATTATAGAAAGCATCTTTTTTATATCACTCACATCACTTTTTAGATTTTGAATTTCTTCAATTTCTTTTAATTTTCTTTCTCTTTGACTCATGTAAGAATTGTATAAGTTTCTATCAGTGTTAATAATAGATTTAGAATCATTATCTCTTGCTAGTGAACTGTGACCTTCAACTGGTATTAAATCTCTCATTTATGCTAATGCAATTGCTCTAAGTTCTTTAATTCTTGGAACATATGCCTGACTAGTACTAGTCATAATTATTTTAATCATAAATCCATTAAACTGTGGTAAATTTTCTTGCGAATATAAGTAATCAAAGAATTCTCCAGTATAAGTAGATGCTGGAACATTATCGTTAGAGAGACCATTGTTTTGAGCAAGATCTACTATAATATATTCAGTTTCATTATTAGTACCATTTTTAATTAAATTACTGAATCCTGGAAACAGTAAATATGGTTGATCTGCATCAGGAAGATCAGTTCTGAATAATTTGTATAACACTCTTATTTCATTTGTAGGATGTCTGTAAGCAGCAAGCCTTACTTGAAGTGAAGTTGATGGTGTTTCTAATCCAACTTTTTTTGAAACATATACAGCAGAATGGGGATCACCAAGAGATGAATTTATTCTTTCATCTGTTGGAAAATCAGTAACAACTTTATCAATTCTATTTGTGGTTGTTATAATATTTAATCTCTGTAAATCTATAGCTGGTGATAATTTTGCATTTTTAGTATTAAACACAAACTCCATAGTAAATGATTTATTTCCCGGTAGATTAGTTAATCTTGCAGTTTCATTTATTTGTGACGCTATAATTCTTGGGGAAGTTAAATAATTCGTATTACCTAATTGAATATTTTCAAATCCTTGATCTAAGAATGATATTTCATTCCCATTTACACTTGTACCAGAAACAGTCCTCATTCTTGTAGTTAATGATGTTTGTTTTGGTGTTATAAAAGAAACATTTGGAGTTATTGCTTCAAATTGAATATTTTGAGTTGCCCTTGCAACATTACCCCCACCTAATTTACTAATATTGAAAAGTAATGGTTGAAATCCTCCAGAATTTCCAACTGTTCTATCTACACCGTTATTGCTAAAATCAACTTTGACTGAATACTCATCTAAAGATCTTGGATCACTCACAGTTGCCGAAGATAAATCATGAACTTTGTTAATTCTTCTAAGCGATACTCCATTGAATTCATACTTAGAAACTGGAGATCCAACAAAGTGAGTTCTTGTTCTAGTGTTATCAATTCCTCTAGTAATTCCTGTTAAGTCATTACCACTCACTGATGTGTATGATATAATTTCATCATTTATTGCAACATATCCTGGGTTAGTATTTGAAACTCCAACATTTTCAAAAGTAGTAAATATTGTAACAGATTCAATTGTAATATTTGATGTTGCAGTATTTGAATAATCTGCTGTCAATTTAGTATTATTCGAATCGCTTTGTAATCTTAATAATTGTACTTTATTACTTGCAGAATGCATTCCATGATTTCTATGGAATACCTTAAAGTGTTCTCCATCACCAGCACCTACATTTATGACTGTAGGAATC